TTTGCAGTTGCCGTTTCAAAGACTAAATCTTTCCGTGCAATGCAAATAAAAAAGCTCCGTAAATCATGGATCTACGGAGCTTGTTTATAGTGGAGGCCGAGGTCGGAATCGAACCGGCGTAGGCGGATTTGCAATCCACCTATAAATCTCTGTAGATCAATAGGTTAACACTATTTTCGTTCCGCAAGCTACTGATTTTTAACGCTCTACAGACTAAGCAAATCAAGGGGTGTATTTCTGGTTGCGGAACTGGATTCCAGTCCCTCACGCAATTCGTCGCTTTACCCTCGCACTGACCGCACCGCATCATATACTGTATGCATATACAGCATATGATTAGGCCCCTTGATGGACCCTCTCGAAATCGAAAACACCGACGATTGGCTAGGCTGCCCCTCCCCACTCGAAACCTGCCAGCATCAGCTAAGGCTGTACGAGAACGAGTTCGAAGAGCTCAACTTGCAACTACGACACGCCCGGGAACAGATCTTCAAACTGGTAGATATGCACGCCGAAGCCATTAACCAGAGAGATGAAGCCAGGGCTACGCTCAGGGAGAAAGCGGCTGAAACGGCCAAGCTACGCAAGAGCCTTTATGATTTAGACATCACAGCGAGGGGGCGCGAGCGCGAAGTGAATCGGCTGCGCGGAATCCTAAATGGCTTGACGCCCAACACGAAAACAATCCTGTAATTTGGCGACAGCGATTCAGGTCAGATTTCACAACTCGGAATTTTTGTTCATTTGGTATTAGATGGCATTTGAGCAGCTATGCTGATGCCTCCACTATTGAGAGATTGGGAAATCTAGAATGCCTATTACCATGACGGACTGCGGTGCAAACGGCAACAAGGGTGACGGCATCCGCGTTGTCGGGGATCCCGACCTCACTTTGAACAATTTCCAGTCAAACAACAACGGGGGCCAGGGCTACAATCTCATTACGGTTGATGCTTTGATCGCGCAGTTGGGACTTCCAAAAGGAACAGATCCAAAGTTGATCAAAGAGGTTTTTGATCAACTCCTTGCTGGCCAAGCGGAATCTCCTGAAATGGCTATAAAAAACAGCGGACTGTTTGGGAGGATCTCAGCGGCTGGTGCTGATTTGACGACAATCGCCGCAAATTTTTCAAGCATCCTCAGCAACCCGAATCTGCAACAATTTCTAGGATTGCTGAACTGACATTACTGCAGCCCGCGTATGTACGCCTGACAAGCCTGCAAGGCGATTAGCCCCCGGTCGCCTTCATCGGTGATGGCGATAACTCTTTGAGCATGCGCGGGGTCAAGTCGGGCGCGTACGGTTGCATGATCCACGCCGCCGGTACCGGTGGCGGCAGGCACTGTACAGCCACCGGCTGAACCCGCGTCGATGAGGACTGACAGCCGCAGATCAGAAGTGGCAAGGCGATCGCGCAGGCGATCCTGGTTCTTTTGAGCATCTCTCAGTTCCTTGTAGTGGGATTGCTCGCTGGTCGATAGCCGCTGCTCGAGCACCAGCCGCTTGTCCTGCTCGGCCTGCTGCGCGGTGGCAGCGGCCATGGTCAGTTGGTTGAGGGTTTCAGTTTGCAGCCGGGCCTGATCCGCCAACTGCTTGCCATAGCGCCAGTCCTGGAACTGCCAGGCGCTGGCGGCGCCGATCAGCACCAACACCAGAACACCCGCTGCTCTCCACAGCCCAGGCATTACGGCACATCCTTGAAGAAGACGTGGCCGCCCAGCTTGCAGGTCTGTTTCGCCTTCGCGGCCCAGGCCGGTGGAGATTTCATGCTGGTGGCGTAGTAGTGAGTGGCGCCGCCAGTGGGGTCCGAGACCTTGCCATCAATCACCTGGTCAGCGGCCTTCCGTGCTTGAGCAAGCTCGCGGCTTGAGATCGGCTTAGCACCGCTGAGGTACGGGAAGTTCGGATCGTTTTTGTTCCAGCAACTGAACTGATAGGGCTTCTGGCAGACGCCGGCGTAACCTTCCCCCCACCATGAATTGGTCTTGCCATCGTTCACGCGGTTGCGGATAGTCCACGCCACGGCCACTTGACCGTCCGCGCCCTCACCGCGAGCCTCGCCCCAAAGCGTGCGCGCAAGAATGTCGCGCTCTTTTTCCGTTGCAGTCATTACGATTCTCCTGACAACAAAAAGCCCGCACGTGGCGGGCTATGGATTCATTGATTTGATGGTTACTCTGGCCAGGGGAAGCTGGCCTGTATCTCGGCGTACCGATTCAGACCTGTCTGCCTGGCTACCTGAATCTCGCTCTCTGCCGCCCCCATCATTTGAAGTCGGGCAGCCTCCGAGAAGAACCGATCTGACCCTGTAATGGGATCGGCATAAGCTTGCAGCCGCTTCGCCTCGATCTGTTCTCGCAGGCTCGGAACCGGGATATCCACGATCATTGGCAAACCATCAGGACCGGGCACTACCTGCTTATCAGCTGGGCGAAAACGCACAAACTCATCGTATTGTGCGGCACTCAGTTCCACGGCATCAGACGGGAAGTCTGGATAGTTTGCGGGGTCGTCATACCAACTGTTTTTGGCAGCGCTGTAGTACATGCTAATTCCTCAATACCCGATTGCTATAACGCCGAAAGAAGACGGCACGGTCCCTGCCCACGCGCTGAAAGTAGTCGTGGTCGGTGTTCCCACCGCAATCGCGTACGGCGCGGCCCCGTTGGTCGAAGATCCCCAAACGCCGCAACACGCATTCGGGAATGCAATTGGGAAGGCAGATGACGCACCTTGACCCCCTAACGTCGTCGTACGGATCCACTGAATGATCAACTCGCGGCGCACGCCAGTGGTCTTGTCCCGGAAAGGGATCTTGATGTAATCGTTATTCGCAGCGCCGCCGGCGCCGATAAAGGTGGCCAATAATCCGAGCGGAGAAACAGCCTTGTCTGAAATCGCCCCGGCGAGAATTTCGGCCGGACTTGCAAACTGCGTAACACCTGCCGCCGACTCGGTAGCGGTCTGCCCCAACGCAACAGCGTGGTGACTTTTGGTGCCGTTGGGCACTTGCAAACCGCCGCCCGAGGATGAAACAAGGATCCACGCGGCTAGCGCGACCGAGTACCTGACGGTACACAGCCCATTTGCAACGATCTCCCCGCCCTGAAGCGGAAGATGAGACGGCCCGAGCAAAGGACCGGGCGCTAATCCGTTGGGCGCAAAGGTACTGGCGCCAGTGTTTGCGGTTTTCGCTTTGAACCGGAGCACCAGCTTTTCATCGACTGCCACAACGGCGGGCGTATAGGCGACCAGATAAGCGTTTGCCACACCCGTGTCAGCTCCATAACCACCGGAGCCTAACTGGCCGATGACTCGTATTGCCTGCAACAGCTGGGTCAGATCCGCTTCAGCCGGTGCCAGCCCGGCAGCCTGAATGACGTTGAGGACTTCATCTGTAACCGAGTTCCCCCAGGCAGATGGGATCAAAGACCCGGGCGTCCCGGTCAGCGGGTTCTCGTCGACAAACTTGCCGTCCACCAAGCCCACGCTGGGCACACTTTTCGGATAATCCACGCTCTTACCTCTCAGTCGTAATTGATGTGCACTACGGTGTGCGCCGGCGCCGGGCGCCGAATTGAACATTCGAGCGGGTCACCCGGGTTTGCACCGAAGCGCTCCCCCCAGTAGCTGACTCCGAAGCGTCTGCCCTGCCGCTGCCGGCCGCCCGTGTTGAGCGTCCACATAAACTGCGCGTGCCAGGTACCGAAGTGCGCCGCTCCAAAACGAGAACGCCCCATACGGGGCGCTCGATGCTCGGTGATCGTTGCACCGGGGTAACCCTGGCTCACAGCGATCTCGATGAAGTACGCCCTGCTCTGTCCTCCGACTTCGACCAACCGTCGACGAACCGCAAGACGACGATCCTCGAATGCTGGGTTGGGCCCAAGGCACGGATCCGGGAGGTTCATGATTGACTCCCAGTCCGGTACCAGTTCACTGACGCCGGCCGGGTCCATCTCATTCAGCAAGTCGACAGCCCGGGCATCCAGCCGCGAGAACTCGACGGCCACGCCGGTCAGCACCAGGTCAATCTCTGGCACCAGTTGCGGGTCCCACGCTGGACCTGACGGCAGAAGGCCGCGCAACTGACGGCGGTACTGATCTGCGGTTCGCGCTACAGCCATGTGATACCTCCGAAGGTCAGTAACTCATTGGATGCGGCGATGACATCCGCAGCAGGCACTGTCAGAGAGTGATCGGTTTCACCAGCGGCCCCACTGATGGCTTCACGGATGTGGCTGATCAGGAGATTGTCACCCAGCCCGGCCTCGCGTTCGTGCAAATCGATCAGGTTGGCAGCGATCGCGGCGCGTACCGCGCTTGTGTCGGGTACCGGGTGAATGCTGTAGTGCACCGGCTTCTCTGTGGGGGCGAGCACATACAGCTCGGCGGTTACAGGCCGAAGCGGTTCGATATAGCCCTTGATCTCCAGCAACTGCGCGGGGTTCGGTACAGGCTCTGGATCGTTATCACGCATCACGAACAACCCCACGGTACCCGGCCCCATGTAACCACCACGGCACCAGGCACGCGTGACGCCGGGGAACTCCAGTGCCCAGGTCTCGTAATCGTCGGGTGACCCACCATGAGGAATGACCCGATAGGAGCGAATCACTCGCGCTCGGAGCGACTCGACACTCTCCTTCGCAATGCCACCAGCAAGTCCAGGGGCAAGCACGGTGAAAGCATTGGTTATACCCGGCACTGGCTGCACTAACGACAACGCCAGCCCTGCGTCGGCATTACCCAGAGCACCAGCATCGACAGCTTCAATCGTCGTTGTATTGGAGCCTGCTGCGGTGGTAACACCAGTGGTTACTCGGTACATGCGCCCGTCACCGGCTTGCAGAACCACATCAACATCCAGAACGGCACCCGCTGCAGCGCTGAAGGTCACACTGCCCTCAGCAGGCTGGGCTGAATTACGTGGCTGGTTCAAGCGCAGTGCTGCAATGCGCTCCAGCGTTTCTTCATCAGCCTTGTCTGGCAGGATCTGGTCGGCAATCCAGTCGAGGTAACCGTATAAGCCATAAGCCGTACCGCTGGTCGCGCGTGAAAGTACCTGAGCATCAGACCGTCTGAGCGAATCATTGGCCAGGTCAGCCTGGGTGCGACTGATCAGTACCGGTAACGACGGAGTTTCAAACGGCATAGATCACCTGCCAGGAAGAAAGGGGTTTGATTTCCAACCGAGCACCACCCAGAACGGTCAAAATGACATTCAGGTTCAACCGGTTGATGTCGAGTTTTTCGCTGCTGATCTCGATCCGGATCACCTCGCCGTCATCCAGAAGCCAGCTCAAAGCCTCGTCGGCATAAAACTCCGCGTCCCGCTGGGTGGCATCGGTCAGCTTCACGCGGCGCAGTAGCCAAAGCCTCGATCCGATGCGGTCATCCGCAATGGTCGGGTAGCTGTCGCCCCACCACCCGTACCGCTCATCATCGTCTACCGGGTCATCCTCGAAGCCACGCCGCCAAGTGAACAGGCTGATCAATACCGCTCGCGTCAGGGCGGCTTCGCGATCATCAGAAAGATTCATTAGCCCCCCGCTGCGGGAGGCCCGCTGTTGCCGCTACCGGCTTGGACGTTGGTATGTACGTGTTCGACCTGACTGATGCCGGCGGCCACTTGATCACCCTGAGAGACGATCCGGCCGGTTTGGGTGATCGTAGGCGTATCGAAGTTCACGGAGGTAGCGGCCTTGATGTTCAGCGTGTCAGTTTCGATATCGATGATCCGACCGCGCTTGAAGTGGATCCGGTCACCTTCATCGGTATAGATGGCTACCTCACCCTCCTTCAGTTCCTTGATCCGGTACCGACGATCAGCCGCAACCACCACGACGGCGTGGGACCGGTCGCCATTGAGGAACATCGTAAGGACTTCGGCGCCGGCCTTGGGGTGGCTGGTGAACCCATAAGCTTCGAAGTGTTCAACGTTGTCCTTCAGTTCCTCGGCGGTCAGTCTCACTTGCAGGGTTTGCATCATCCGTCCGGCCGCTGCAAGCACCACGGTGCCGCGTGCCAATATGCTTTTAAGGCTCATTTTTTCGGCTCGTAGTCTGCGGGTATGAGGTATTCGAAGTTGTCGCCCTTGCCGCCCTTCTTGAGCTTGCGATTCTTGTGCGGGTCATGCGGCTCAGGCTCGAAACCATCGGGGGGACCGATCTCCATTCGTGTGATCATCCCGGACTCGGATAGGGAGTAAGTCACCCGAGCGATCAGCATCACGCGATCGAACCCGATCACGGGGTCAATAACGCGTACCAGCGAGTTGTGCCGCCACAACGCCCCGTTTGACTGCCGCCAACCTTGCACGGTGTAGGTGGTCGTGAGCGCCTTCCCCATCCGACTGCCCCGTTCCCAGTTCGCCCTGGCCTGGGCCAGCTCGTTGGTCATCTGGCCGGACTCTTGAATGATCATCACCCGCCGGCGCGCCATGCGAGGATCAGTAACCACCGCCGACACTTCGGCCGCTTTCTCGCCGAACTCATCGTCGGTACCACTCTTTTGACCAAGCACCCTGTACTCGGAAAACACCGCCGAGAAATCCAACGGTGCGTCACCGGTCAGGATGTTCTTGCCCACCTCCAACGCATCAAACGCCCGCACCTCGCTCCCGGGTTTAGCAAGCACCGCCATCCCTTTCGCATCGTCGGTGGAAAACACCCGGAACAGAGTCAACAAACGGTCGATGGATTCGAACGCCGTCTCACCTGGTTCAATGGTGTGATCCGACAGCTTGGCGCCCTCCGGGATTTGGCTGCGCACCTTGATGCCATACGGCTGGGCCAGCGCGCTGACGATCGCCAACACGCTCTGGTTGTTCCATTGCCCCGGCTTGTTGACCGCCGCACAGTCCACCAGGTCGGCGGTCAGTGAGCGGCCACTGATGCTGGTGGTGATCTGCTTATCGTCGTAGCTGATCGGCGTGCCGAACACCCAGCCGGTCAGCACCAGGTCATCACCGATGCGCACCTGACACTTCGCCCCCTGCTTGATCGGCAGTGGCTGGATCTGGCCGGGCCATCTCCAAGTGATGCTGAGATTGAAAGACCGAGCCTGATCCTCGAGGCCGGCGGTGATCTCCACGGATTTCCAGCCGGAGTAATCCAGGCCGTCAACCGTGAGGCTGACAGCATTGATGTCTTCCATGGGTTACCTCTGGGCGATTTTGATCGGCAGCGCCGGGACGAACCCCGGGTGCCTGAGGCGATTGCGCTGTACTACTTCGGCCTCGCGGGTGGCATCGCCGAAACGGCGATAAGCCAGAACCAAGGCCGGCAGAGTTTCCGGGGGCGTTATCTCGACCAAGCGCACGCCGGACTCCGCGACAGCGGTGAGGTGCTTGACGATGGTCTGGCGCAGGGTGTTAAGCGCCATGTAGTGCTCTGGGCTAGCCTTCAGCGACGCTTCGAAGATGGCTTCATTGAGGTTGTCGCGCAGCTCAATCACATCGTCAGCCACCGGAACTTCGGGCCTTATGATTGGCTGCACCGCCTGCTGGTCAACTGCCGGCGTTGCGCCGGGTGACAATGGCTGCGAGGCGATCGGCAATTCACTGATGATCAACCCGACCTGCACCAGCAGCGCGTCCTGCACCAGGTCGGCGACCGCTTGTGATGTAGCGGCCGAATCTCGGCCACCGGCCTGACTGACCGTATTGATGCTGGAGACCGCCTCGGCCTGCTGCGCCGAGGTGGCCACCGTGTTGCGGTAGACCGACCCCGTGTCATTACCGAGATAGTCATCGACTGAAAACTCACTGAAGTAGCTGGAGAACAGTGACGACAAAGAATCCGGCGCGTTCATCAGCGACTGTACGAAGCCTGTCAGGTTGGTGAAGGCGCCGACAATCGTGGAGAACTGTTGTTGAATCACCGTGTAGACGCCTGACAGGCTGTTACGCAGACGCGCCAAGCCGAGTCGTGCCTGATCCACCTTAGCCATTGCAGACTTGTACCGGTCGAGCGCTGAATCCAACAGGCTGTCCGAAGCCTTGACCACCTGTTGCTGGGTGTTGACCTTGGCCGTGGGGAACTTCAGCGGCGCGTCCGGGTAGAACGTTACCGCGAACTCGGCCATGCCACCGCGCTTAAAGTCGTGGGTCAGTTCACCCTCGCCCACTTTGACCTGCATACGCCCCAGCCATGGGTGAACAAGTTCACCAGGGCCTGGCGTCTGGAGGGCTTCCATGAACTTGTCGCGCCGCTCAAAACAGTCATCACCGATAATCCAGCAAACCAGACGATGTACCTGGGATTGCTTACCGAACTGTTCCGCGTACGGCTCATCCCGTTGCGGAAATTCGTGCAACTGCACTTTCATGCCGATTGGCACCGATGCCTGGGGGATCAAAAAGCTGATCCCCCGGAATGATGCCGGCAGCATCTGGTCACGCCATGTCGTCTGATCCATTCGCCGCCTCATCGACCCACAGTGCGGGTACCCACGTCAGGTTTGATTTTCAGCCCAGGCTGGTTGGTTTGTGATTTGTCGACTTGCAGGCCTGGCGGCTGGTTCTCGAACCGCATCACCAGTTCCCCCTGAAGCTTGGGCTGGCTCGCGGCCATGGCGTTCTGAACAAGTGAGTCACCTTGCGGCGACCAGCGCTCGCCATCTGGTCGAGGCCGCAGCAGGGTCCCATCGCCGTTACCAGCACGCGCCGGGGCAACTTGCATGGTCAGGTTGTTGACTGCGTTGGTCGCGGTGCTCACCGTGCCGTCTATGCCGCCATCGCCCACCATGCCAAAGGCTTCCATGATCGACCTGACCCAGCCGCTGATCTTGTCCCACGCTTCCTTGAACCATTGGAGCGCCGGCTCCCAGTTGGCGATCAGCGCACCGGCCGCCATGGCGATCAAGCTGGCAATAAGCACGAACGGATTGGACTTCGCCACCAGGTTGAAAATACGAGTCGCCACCGTGGCAGCGATCACTGCGCCCCGAACAACGGCCAAGGTGACGCTGAAGATTTTACCGGCGACGTTCGCCGCCAGCATGGCGACGCGCATCGCGAGAAAGCCCGCAGCGGCCCCCATCAGGCTCTTGGCAATGACGGGGCTGGTCTGGGTGAATTTCTCCCATGCCGCGTGCGCACGCCGCGCTACAGCCGTGATCAATCCCCACAAGGCGGAAAAGAATGGAGCGACCCTCTGCCAGTTACCAATGAGAAGTCCCGCCGCCAGTGCCAGCCCGCGGATCACCAGCCCGACGACGGACATTTTAGTGACTGTTTCGAACAGTTTCAGGGCGAAGATGCCACCCATTACTGCAAGCTTGAGCGCGGCAAAGGCAATCCCTACGCCCAAAACGCTCTTGACCAGACCCGGGTTCGCCGCAGCAAATTCGGATATCTGTCCAACGATAGGCCCCAGCAGCGTCATAATGTCGTTGAGCGGTGGCAGTAGCACGTTGCCTATCTCAATGCCCAGCCGGGTCACACGGTTACGCATCAATTGCATCGCGTTCGCGGTAGTTGCGGCACGTGCGCTGTACTCACTGTTCATGGAGCCGGCAAATTTCGCGCCAGCCCCAACGTCCCCGAAGCTCTTCTTCAGAAGATCGAGGTTGGTCAGAAGTGGTGCGATCGCTGTGACCGATTCAGATCCGAACAGTTGAGTCAGCAAGCCAGCCTGTTTCTCCGGCGCGACTTTCGCCACGCGCTCAAGCACATCGATCATGGTCCCTTGCGCGTCTTTCTGCATGCCCTGAGAAACTTTCGCGACGTCGAGTCTGAGTGACTTGAACGCCTGAGTTTGTTCTTTGGTGGCAGCCTTCCCTTTGGTCAACGCCAGCATGAAGTTCTTCAAGCCGGTGGCCGCAACTTCGCTTGGTACGCCAACACCAGCGAGCGTAGCGCCCATTGCAGCAATTTGGCCGGAAGCCAGTCCGGCGATTTTTCCGAGCGGTCCGATGCGAGTCACGATGTCGGCGATCTGTGCGGCAGAAGAAGGACCGGTGTTGCTCAGGTAGTTGATCTTGTCAGCCAGGGCCACAACTTCAGGCTGAGTCAATTTGAAGGAGGTTCGCCACTTCGCCATCATGTCGCCGGATTGCTCGGCCGTTTGGTCGAAAGCGATACCCATCTTCACGGCGTCTTCGGCGAACTGTTTCAACTCGCCCGCAGCAAAACCTGCTTGGCCACCAGCCGCTACGATGGCAGCAATACCGCTCGCCGCCATTGGCATCTTTTCCGATAGGTCGAGCACGTCCTTACCCATCTGCTGAAACTGCTGCGGGGTATCAAAATTGACTACCTTCTTCACGTCGGCCATCGACGATTCGAAATCGATCGCCGCCTTCGTACCGGCAATGAATGGGGCGGCAAACGCCCCACCCTGCACAACATCCTGAAAATTGATCTTGCCCAGTCCCGAGCTTTCCAATTGCTTGCGAAAGCCTGCAACGTTTTTCCGGATTCCCCCCAGCATTGGCGACAGCTTGTCGACGCCGGTGATCAACGCCTTGAGCTGGAACTTATCCGCCATCACTGCACCTGTTGGAGTTTGTTGATTCGTTGGGCGTGCTCCATGGACTCACGGAGCACATCGAGGGGCCTCGCCAGCATCTGCTCCGGATCGGTTTTCCAGAACCACGCCAAGTCATACGCGACGGCAATCAAGTCGCCGATGGACTCGACGCCGCACTCATGAAAAAACTGGCCACCGCCCAGCTCAGCGCGTTGAGGTCTGCCAGGTCCAACTGGTTGACCGAGGACGGCGGGATTCCGGCGCAAACCGCGATGTACTTGGCGGCGACATCCATGTCCAGGCTGACTTCTTCGTTCTTGTCGATCTTGTACGGCAACGCCTTGATAGCCCGGACCTCCTGCACCGTGGGCCGGCGCATGGTCAGCTCGGTCACGGGTTCGCCATGAGCCTCGATTGCAACCTGCAGCTTCACTGAATCACTCATTGCCAACTCCCGTTCACACCATCGAATTGCAGTTCAGTCGTACCGTCGTCGCCCTTTGCCGAAGGCTCGTCAACGAGATAGGCGCCCGAAAGGACGTACACCTTTCCGTTCGCGAACTCGCAGGTGACGGTCATGTCGCGACCGTTTGCAAGCATCTTGATCGGGAAGCCCTGCGACAGAATCGCCGTCATCTTCAGAGATGGGGCAAGCGCTTCCTCTTTGTAGAACCCGGGGTAAACCGTTTCCCGTTTCACGCCCATCAATGGCGCCTCCGCTCCGCCGCTGATCGTCAGTTGGGTTCCGTCCACCTTGACGTACGCGGTACCGGCTACTTTTTCGCCCATGGTCTTTGTCTCCAGAATGAAAAAGCCCGCGCAGGGCGGGCTGGGTGTTCAGGTTCAACGTTACGCCGCAGCGTCGTACTGAAGGCGGAACTGGTTGAGCAGCGCGAAGATGCGCAGGCCGTTGATGTAGTCCGGCGGGAACAGCACGTTGACGCGACTCGGATCATTACTGTCGCGTTCAACAATCAGGTGTTCAGCGAACAGCTCGGCGTTTTCTACGTGGCCTTCCCTTTCGAGTTTCGCGTACTGGGCGATCAGCTCGCCGCGAATGGTGCTTGGTGTGACGATGGGCTGGCCGGCGCCGAAGTTGGTGCCGTCGCTGGCCAGCTTGTGGCGGCCGTACTTGCTGGTGATCACGCTTTGCATACGCCGGACAATAAACGCCGACTGGTGCATGGTCTCGCTGTCCAGGTAGGAGTTGTCCGCCTGGCCGTAGGCGTTCTTCTGGTAGGTGGTGATCGAACGCTGAATGCGCACATAACCGCCTTCGAAGTACGCGGTAGCAATACCGTAGCTCAGCAGCGACTGGCGTTCTGTCAGTGTAAAGCGATCACTGGCCGGCGCCGGATCAAGACCCGGCATGCTGCCGCTCTGAGTCGGTCGGCTGGCATCGGCGGAAATGAAGACCGCAGTCCTGGCCGCCAGAGCAGCGGCGACCACCCAGACCGGTTGCGGGACACCCACCTCAACGCCCTGAATGGTCATGTGCTGGTCGTTGCGCACCTGACCGGCTGCAACCAGAGTGCCAATGGTGCCGCGCTTCGCGCTGTAGACGTGGCCGAACAATTGTTTGGCCCAACTCCAGCGCCCGGTGTTGTCGTCCATCGCATCGCGCCAAGCATTGAGCGTGGTCGAATCTGACCAGGGCTGACACAGAAATTCGAAGGGCTCATCACCCAAAGCGGCGATCGCGTCCACCGCGTCAGGGGCGCCGACGCCGGCGGCCATCGCGGTGACACTGACCGTAAGCCCAGCCGGAGTTGACTCTCCGTTCGATTTGCCCAGCCGATTCAAAACGATGCCGATGTCGTTGCCACTTTCGCCCGTCCACTTACAGGTCAGCGTGACAACGCCCAGAGCCGCAGTGGCGGTCACTGGGAGGTCTGGACTTGCATTGATCTTCACCGCCAATGCGGAGGCCGCCACAGCCGCTGTCGCTGCCGCTGGCACCACTGACTGTACACGGACGCCGCCGACATACAGGTTCAACAGGCCACCTTCGGTTGCGGTACCGGCAACAGTCACAGTCGCGGAAGCCGCATCGCCGGTTTCATTCTGCAAAGGCAGGCACCAGATTTCGCCAATCGGGTCAGCCTTTCTCCAGGTTTCGTACATCGCGGCGAGCATCGATCCCTGACCGCCAATGCTCTTGGCCAGAGCGACACTGGAGACCAGCACCAGCTTGCCGATGCTCTCGCTGGTGGCATCATCGTTGACCTGACCGACGATCAGCCGGCGCATGGCCGACGATGCGGTGTTTGCAGCCGAGCTATCCATCTCCGCGTAGAACAGCGGTACCCGGATATCGGCGGGAATGTTGCTGAATCCGATGGCCATTATTTGCCGTCCTCGGGTTGCGCCGCTGCGACGGCTTTGGTGGATGGAGCTTTGGCGGCTTTGGTGATGACATCACCGTCAGCCAGGCGACGGCGCCACCAGGCATTGTCGGGGACTTCCCGGCCCTCAACGGGCAACAGGTCGCCCGCCTCCGGGTCGGGCACAGAGCGGCCAGCGGCCGGCGCCACAGTGATGCGCTTGGTCATGGTTTTACGTCTCCAGTGAATTGGACTTCAATGCGCCCGTCCGGGCCGGGGCGTTTCAGGTTGGGGTCTGCCGGGTCAATGCAATCCATGCGGATGTTCGCACCCGTGAAATTGGCCAGACCGTCTAGCTCCAGTTCGTGCCAGGTCTCTGGAGGTTGGTCCGATCGATTGCGGCCGATCTGGAATTCGGCGGTGAAGAGGTATTGGTAAATGACCCGGGCACGACTGACGAAAACCAGCGCACCTTTGTCGTATTCGATCGGCGTGTACTCCGGGCCAGGCTTCCAGCCCACCAGTGCGCGCCACAGCTCTGAACGCAGGTCGTGCAACTGATCGTTGGCCTCTTGCCCGCGCTCATCCCCGGCGTCCAGCACAACCACCACGGCAAACTGGTCTGTGACTTCCTGTATCACAGCGTTCTGCGCCTTGCTGGGCGATGCGGCATCTGCCGCTGCAATCACGTATGCCGCCGGCATTGGGAGCTTGGCAGTCTCAGCAACAGCGTCCCAATCGATACCGGCTGCAACCCGACCGGCATAGGTCGGGCACGTCGCCTTGAGATGGGCAACAATCGGGTTCAACTTCATTGATCAACTCCCGGGCATAAAAAACCTCGCGAACGCGAGGCTTTTTCGAGGGGCGGGGATCAGCCTTTAGTGAAGGCCTCCACCGCCGAACCAACATTGATGTCGCTTGGCAAAGGAAGCTTCACGACGGTTACATCTGACTCTTTGGAAAACTTCCCTTCCGCCAACTGGCGGGCGCTTCCGTTCACCGACTGGAATTTATTGGCTTCATAGAGCCAGATGTGCGGCGCGCTCTTACCGTTCAGTGTCAGGTTCCAGCACCCAATCATCGAGCGGTTGCCAATCACTTTCGAATCACACTCGACAGAACCGTTGGGATAAATCTTGTGGTTCAGGTAGATGAGGGTGATGCGATCGATTGCAGCACTGGGGGCTTCCCGCGCAGCTTCTACAGCATGCGCAGTAACCGCCGAGAAAGACATGACGACGGAGGCAAACAAACTCAACGCTTTCATAGGTAACTCCCTGTTAACGGAGCAGCAAGCCTATCGCAAAAGCGCTGGAGAATGTCCGCTACGCCGTCAGCAGCTCATGACAGCGCCGACGCAAATGCCGTGAACAGGATTGAACGAACTTGCTCGGATGAATCCTGAAGCGCGTCAGCCATGTAGTTATCGTGCGGTTTGATCCGCCATTCCCCCGCCGCCCGCTCGGCGACAATTCGGGCACGAACGCCGGCCTGCCGTCGATTTTTGCGCCCGATGCCTTTACCGGGCGCGAGCTTCTGGGGCTTTCGGCCTTGCTTCACACCGTAGTAAAGGTAGGCCGGATAAAACTCGCCCATTGCAGGCGTGAGGGTCGGGGAAATCTTGACCATGAAGCCGGAGCGCGACACCTTGAACTTGATGGAGCTGACGGTCTCGCCGGTTCGGTTGACTGGGTAACCCTGCCGTCCCTTGCCCAGCACCAGGTTCATTTGCGCGTGCTGGGTGACCAGCAGACCGGCCTTACGCATCCCGGCGCGGATCTTCTTCTTGTCGAACGCTTCGCGCTCGAAATCTTCGAAGCCCTCAACATGCAGGTAACTTTCGACCGATGCGGAGTTAGCCATAGATCCCACCTCCAGGCTTTTGAGGCCCGAGCTCTTCGACTTCCAGAATGGTGAAGCGACGGGTTCCGTTCATATCGGCGACCCGCCGTACCCGATAAATGATGCCTCCGTGCACGACCTCATGAGCATCACTTACACCCTTGAGGTAGTAGAACGTCACCCGGTGGGTGATCTTCACATCGGTTTGAACACCGGCTGTGTAGACGGCGGTACCGACTGGCTCGATCTTCGCCCAACGCCTTTTCTCGTCGGTGAAGATTGAATCAAGGCCCTGAGCCGGTGTCGGGACATCTGTGCGAAGTCTGAGCAAAATGCGCCGATCCAGCTCGCCGGCGCTAGGTTCACGGAAGGCCATGGTCAGAACCTCGGCGGTACGGTGATCTCGGCCACCAGGTGGTCGAGGAATTCGGACGGCAGCTCTGACAGGGACTGGCCCACAAGGAACATTTCCGGATGCCGATGAATCGTAGCCGCCGCCATCAGTAGCCAGTTGCGGACACCTGGGTGGAGATCAAGGTTGGTCTCTGCCTTATAGCGGATCCGGAGGACGCCAACAGGCCGCCCCGCAGGGAACGATACGAAGCTTTCGCGCTGGCCCTGTTCGAGATCCACCGCGCCAGTGTGGTCGATCCACGCGCCATCAGGCTGTCGGACCATGACCGAAACAACTTCGGTTGCCTGCCCGATGTCCAGCGCGTGACCGGAGGGAAACCCAGCGGGCCAGTCCTCTTCGTAGATTGCCCCGCGAATACCCGCTCCGGTTTTGGATTCGCACTGAGTCGTTACGCCTGGGATGATGATGTCGCTGATCAGCCCTGGCTCCATGTCCTCAGGCTCCAACCTACACTGGAACGCCACCTGTTCCAGCGTCAGAACTGGATCGCCGAAGTACTCGATTCGACGGGCCATGGTTTACGGTTTCTCGTCGTCGGGATCGGTGATGGTGCCATTGTCGGGACCGGTGCCTGTTTCGGTGGTGGTGGCAGTGCCGTTTCCGGCGGGGCTGCCGGTGCCTGTTTCCGTGCTGGTGTTTCCGGTATTGGATCCGCCAGCTTTCTGGCTCTTTCCTTTCCCGCCCTTTGCTTTCGCGACCGGCTCGCCCTCACCTTTATAGATCTCGGCAAAGCCTTTGGACTCCAAACCCTCGACAACCGGGTCATCGAAGCACGCCAGCTCACCCGCCGAATACCCGCGCCAGGCCTTTAAAAAACGCACTGCTGTTTTCTCAGTCATTACTCGTCCCTCAGATATGCAAAGCCCCGCCGAAGCGGGGCTGCTGGATTACATGCCGGCGCCCCACTTGACGTTGATGGCAACGACAATGCATTCGACGTGACGCGGGCCGAAGTCGTGTTTGGCGATCACTTTGACCAGGGTCTGGTCACGTTGGAACGCGCTGACCATGTTGCCTTCGGCATCCTTGTAGGAAGCTTCGTTACTGAAGGAGATTGTCAGGTCCATGTCTTCGCCGATCATCATGTCCGCGAAGTTGACGAAGTAGAATTCGGTCTCGTCGCCACCGGCGCCCAGGTTGACCGGGATCTGGTTGCTCAGACCAACCGGGTAACCTTTGAACAACCCCTGCTCGATTTCCGGATAAGCCTTGTTGCCATTGCCATCACGCAACGATTGCAACCAGCGGAAAACGCGAGGGTGCATCAGCCATCCGCAGTCCTTCATCATCACGTTGGCTGTTTCCAGACGGAGCATCATGCCGCCACAGAACAGGTCGATTTTTTCCAGGGTGATGGTGTCCACTGCCGGCGCCGGCAAAACGTTGAACGACTGCGCCCAGTAGCGCATGCCCTTCGGAAGAGAACCGCTACCGTCTGCGCGGATGAAGTGCAGATCCTCCGACAGCCCCATGGACACTGCCAGGTCAGCAACGACGATTTCATCGATTCGTGGGCTGACGCCCGCGTTGGCAATCAGGTCGTTGGAAATCGGCACAATCGCCGCAGCCTTTTTCGCAGACAGCTTCGTGTCCGAGAACGTCATTCCGGTCAGCGGAATATCGGTTTCGGTGCCGATGTAGGTGACGACGGTGTTGCCGGTAATGCGGGGTTGGGTCAGGTTGCCATTGTTCAGCGGCAGGCTACGGGCACCCATCTTGCGAACAACGGACATCGGGCGCAGTGCTTCGATGATTTCGGTTGCAAAGTTCGTTGGAACCAGCACACCACCGGCACCGGGCGTTACGGTGCTGAGTGCCATGGAAACGTCGGTAGAGAAACCACCCTGCTTCGCCATTTCAGCGGCTTGGTGTTGATTCCCGCCCGCAGCAGCAAGCAGACGAACCATCTGGGCCATCCCCACACCTGGCGCTCCTGCCGGCCCGCCGCCATGAATATGGCCGTGCATACGACCTGGTGGCGGACCAGTGCGGCCTTGAGCAGACTCGTTTACTGGTACCGCGCTTGCAGCGGCGATACGCTCTGCCTGTTCTGCGCGACTGATCTTGTCAGTCAGTGCATTGAACTCCGCTTCCAGACTGGTGAACTGGGCCAGCTGTTCGGCCGTCAGCGTTTCGCCGTCGGTTTCGAGCTTGGCCAGTGCCTGGATCGACTCGTTGATCTTCGCGCGTTCGCTACGCAACTGAAGTACTTGGGACATGTTGCCTCCTGGGCATAAAAAAACCCGCACAGGGCGGGTTTCGGTGACTGCCGCGAACGCGGTCAGATCTGGGTTTGAAGGTTCAGCGCGGATGCTCGGACGGACAAGCGGCCGGACTGGCGACCAGCGCGGCTCAGTGCGATGGATTGAGACAGGTCATCAACCGCCTGTTGCGGGCTTTGCATCCGGTCAGCAAGACCGGCGTTGATCCCGGCCTGCCCTCGGTACAGCCCGGCTTCGGTTGCGATGACCTGTTGCACGGACAGCCCGCGATACTCCGCCACGGCATTGACGAAAAGCTGGTAGCTCTCCTGAACAACATCGTTCAAGTACTTCAGCGACTGCTCGCTCAAGGGTTCGTGGGGGCTGAGGTCGTTCTTGTGAGCCCCGGCATAAACCGTGGTCACCTTGACGCCCATGCCCTCTTCCTGCTTTGAACGGTCCATGTGACTGGCGATGACGCCGATCGAACCAACGCCGCTGGTTTGGCTCACCACCAGTTCGCTACAGGCGGACCCGAGCAGGTAACCGCCGCTGTAGGCCATGAAGTTGACGATGCCGGTGATGGGCTTCTGCCGAGTCATGGCGCGGATATCGGCCGCCAGCTCGAAAGCGCCGACAGCGGAACCGCCGGGGCTGTCGATGTCCAGCACGATCCGCTCCACCATCGGATCCGCTACCGCGTTGCGCAGCTGCGCCCGGAGTGATTCGTAGCTGGTCATCGTCTCGCACATGCTGATGTGACTGCCCCGACTGACTAACACACCGCTGACAGGGATCACCTCGATACCGGTTCGTGCAATGGCAGTTCGGCGCTCTTCTTCACGCTGAGCGATCCGGTCAATACCGTCGTCATCCCAGATGCCAGGACCTTGCATGGCACCGATGTTGACGATGTTCAGGCTCATTGCCTGGTTGGCCCAGCGCACACCGAGATCCAGCATGTCCGGGGTCACCAGTAGCGGCTGATTGAACAGCAGGCTGGAGGCTCGCAGGTAGTTTTTCATTGGGCAAGAATCCTTCCGATTTCAGCTTGCTGGAGTTCGAGCTGGGCTCGTACTTTGGGGTTGGTCAAATCGCCTCCCGGTTTGCCTGCATCGACCATGTTCAGCGGTTGCAGGTAGATATCGCCACCAGGCACTGGCGGCATGTTCTCCAGTCGGCGGATGTCGTTGACGCTGAGCCAGCCCCACTGCCTGCCGATGGCATAGGCTTCATAGCGACTCTTCTGGTCGCCACGCAGCAGACCGGACAGGTTGAACTCGATGAAGTACTCGCGCCGATCCTTCGGCAGCAGGAAGTCGCGCATCATCGACTGTTCGTGGCGCTTGACCCACGGCAGCAACGCGAACACCACGAACTGAATCATCAGTTGTTCGAGCGTGTTGTAGTTCGACTTCTCCAGGTCGTTGACCATTGGCAGCGGGATCTTGTAGATCCGGGCGATATCGGTGCCGGTGGTTTTGAGGATGCCAAGCACCTCGGCGTCCACGTTGTTCATGGACACCGGCTTGAAGGTCATGCCCTCCTGCAACAGCGCAACCTTTTTTGCGTTGTCCATGCCGCCGAACTTCTGGCCCCACTGGTCGACGATCTTGTCGATGCTGCCCTGATCCTTGATCGACGGGGCTTCACGGGGGCGCTCGATCACGCCGGATACCGTCACACCATTGGCGAAACTCTTGCCGGTGTATTGCCGCACGGCTTGGGCGAGCCCGAGCGAATCCGCGTGAACCTCAATCGGGGAAAGTCCCACGTAGTGATTGGTGCTGACCCATCGCACATGATGGATCATTCGCATCGGCAGAGCCTCGCTCGCACCGATGCGGTAATAGGGCAGCAAGTCAGGCCCCTTCAGCACCTGCACTTTGTTGTTGCACAAGGGCCACAAGCCGATGACGTTTCCGTCTTCGCGACGGTCGATGTAGCTGAAACCATTGCCCCGCAGGCCTGCCGCGAGCTGGGTGCATTCCCTGTATTCGTACGGGGTCTGGAATCCATTGGGCTGGTACCGTAAGACATCGTAGGCCGGATGGTTGATCGCCGCTTCCCGCTGCCCTTTGTCCTGACGGCGGTACATCTCGCAAGGCAGTTGCCCCATGGTTTCCGCCAGAAGCGTGACGCAGTTCTGCAGGATGGGCAGGCCTAGCGCGGACTCGGGAGTGACCGTGACGCCCGAGCTGTTCCGACCACTGCCGATGAGGCCGCGCCAGAAACCGCTTTCGGGATTTGTGAGAGTGCCGCGCCCTTCGCCGAGCACGCTTGAGAAAAACATGCTCAACCTCCTTGCGGTTTGGATTGGGATTTCAGTGCAGCGGCGGCGCGATCGGCGAGGTAGGACCAGGCCATCAGGCCGAGCCCGGCGACGATGCAACCGGCGGGAACGCTGATCAGTGTCACGCCACCAACCAGCAGCCCGAAGCCCAGCAAGCCGGCAAGCCATGCCGCGATGGCTAATTTCATATACCTGCCCCTTCGTCGTAGATGGATTTGCCGCTCGGGCCAGCGGACTTGATGCTGGTCCCGACAGCGATGATGGATGCCACGATGCCGTCAATCCGCCCCGTAGCTTTGGCTTTGTCGGCCTTTCGGTTGTTGGCCGGGTCGCAAACGATCACCGCGTTACCGGCGCACCAGGTCATGACTGGGTTGCCGTCGTGGCGCAGTGTTTCGACCGTTTCGGTTTCAACGACTTCGTAGTCAGTAGGATCCAGGTCAATCACGCTCTGCTCGTCTGCGCGCCCCAACAACCGACGTTCGAACTCATCAACTGCGGGTGCCATATCCTTGAAGCCCTGGCCAAAGCCGACCATTTCCGGCAACGAGATATCCTCATCCGCCATCAGTTGCAGCAGGTCTTCCACGCGCCAACGGTCGTAACCGATTCGCTCGACATCGAAGTAAGCGCAGATTTTTACGAGCCGCATCAGCACGTGCTTCTTGCTGATGGCTCGACCGGGCGTTGTTTCGAGGTGGCCGTCCTTAACCCACATGGCGTACGGAACCTTGTCCCGATCCTCACGCCCCTGTAGATCCTCATCCGGAATCCAGAAGTACGGCAGCAACCGCCAGTGAGGATCGTGCGGCACTGGCCAGAACAGCAGCACGAACGCGGTCAGGTCGGTGGTGCTGGCCAGGTCGAGGCCGGCAACACAACGACGATTGCGGAGGATCCGCATCGGCACGCGCTCTTCGGCCTGCTTCCAGACGGCCCACGAAATCCACGGCGCATCAGCCTGGGTCCATTCGCAGAAGTTGAGGCGGCGAACGACGGACTCTTGCGCCGGCAAGCCCCGGGCTGACTGCACCTGTTCACGCAAGTACTTGCGCCCGGGGATGCCGTCGGTCTGCCCTTCTGCGATGTGATCAAGCGAAGGGTTGACCTTCGGCCAGCAGGCTTCGTCCGTGAATGGATCGTCCCCTTCGTCCAGCGAACAGATGAACGCGAAGAAGCTGTCGTCTGTTTCGATGTCCGCACAGATCCGCACGCCCAGGTCGTGGTACTGACCACACACTGTCTTCTTGTCGGAACCGCTGTTGGTGATCATCACCACCATGGCCTTGCGCCGATTCTTGGTACCGGCGCGCATCATGTTCACGGTCGCGGCAGTCTTGTGTTCGTGCACCTCATCGAGCAGGCCGATGTGAGGGCGCGGGCCGGACTGGCCTTCGTCCGCGCTGATGGGGCGGAAGAATGATCGGGTGTTGGGGTAGTACAGGTTCCAGACCTTTTCGTCCCGGCCCGATTGCACCACCCGGGAATACAACGACGGTGACATGTCCACCATGGACACGGCATCACGAAACAAGACCATAGCCTGATCGCGCTTGGTGGCGGCTGCGTAGATTTCCGCACGCCTTTCACCATCGGAAGCCAGACCATACAAGCCGATGCCAGCAACCAGAGGACTCTTGCCGGAGCCCTTTCCCGTCTCGATATAGCCGAGGCGGAAACGCCGGAAACCATCCTCTGTCATCCAACCAAACAGACTGCCCACGACGAATGCCTGCCAGGGCGCAAGCAAGAACGGCATGCCCTCGTAGTCACCGCCGTTGAGGCAGAGGACATCTTCGAAAAAGCCGATGGCACGATTCACGCGGTCCAGGTCGAACACCAACCCGCGATCCGGACCGCTCTTCAAATCTCGCAAGTGTCGCTTGCACGCATTGCGGACATCCGGGCCCGCGACGATTTCACCAGCAAGAACGGCCTTCGCGTAGCCGGTTACTCGGTCATCAACTGAAGTATCGTTCAGCGGCTGCTCTTGGGTCATTGGGGAATAACTCACCTTGCGGGGGCGCCGGCGCTTTCAGGTTGCGCCGGGACACTGGCGACATGCCGAACTGAGCACCGGCGGAATTGGCGCGGCGCTCGGCGTCGTTGGCGAGCTGCCGCAGAACGTGCATCTGCTGGGCACCTGTCTTGAAGGTCTGGACATCGCCGCCCAGCTCATCGTCGGACTTGGCGTTTTTATCGGCGATCAGCCGTTGGTAACGACGCCAATCCGCAGCAGCTTGGCAGTACGCGGCCAACGCCATGGCGTCGAGTTCGGAGAGAAGGCGCATAGACATCAGCGCCGGTACCACTCTCTCCCACTCAGCCTTGGCATCGTCCGAAAGGACATCCGGCATGGGCGGGGCTTTTACCGGGACTGTCGGGGACTCAACTTCGTCCAGCAGAGCCGCAACGTTCTTTCCGCTCGGGTTTCCCCGCAATAAATGAACCGACGCCGGTAAAGACGGACGGCCCGAATTTCCATTTCCTGCCATAAATTCAACCTCTTACCTGTCGATACCCCCCTCCCCTCATTTTTCCCGACTTTGTGTAAAGAGGGGGGCGATCGGTCTAGAGAGAAGTCGAAATGAAGTTTTTCACCCCCCCTACCCTCGGGGCGTGCATTTTTTTGGTGCGCCGGGGATGGGCGGTCATCGGTTCCAGTGATGGCCCGGATCGACCGGACGGCCATCGGCATGACACCCCGGCACCCGCCCGCTCTTCTCGATCCGCTGCTTTGTCGAGTCGTGGCAGAACTTGCACAGGCCCGCCCAGTTCTCAGGGTTCCAGAACAGCTTCCACGCCGCCTTGATCCGCGCCGGGTCGCCACTGTCCTTGGCTTCCTTCAGCTTGGGCGGGATCTTATGGTCAACGACTGTCGCCGCCACCGGACGCCGATCGCACGAACACATCGTGCAGTACGGATTTTCCCGTAGGTGCGCGGCACGTGACTGCTGCCACTTGTACCCGTAACCCCGTTCGGCGCTGCTGCCCCGCCGGTCAACCGATACATTGCTCATCAGCCCATCTTCCAGACCCGGGCCAGATTGCCGCTGCTCTGGTACACCGACCCAACGAACACCGCCAGCACGATCACCAGCGGCCACGAGTTCGGCGGCATGACGAGTTGCCCCTTGCCGATGTACACCACAGCGGATCCCGCCGCGACCATCACCACCCAGGCCAGGCAACTCATGCTCCGGCGGAACCGGGCACCGCGCCGGCGGAAGGTGAACAGGCGAACGAACAGCGCAACGCACAGCCAGAATGTGGCCTGCGTCAGCACTTGTGGCATCAGTTGACTATCCATCCTGCCTCCCTTGCTGTTCAGCAATGAGGCCGCGCCGCTTGATGACGGCCAGCGCGACGGTCACAACCACCACCGACGCACCGAACGCCGCCGGCCCGGTGTACTTGAAAGGCCTGGTGCCGAACAACTCAACTTCGGCCATGCCAGGGGCGAACATGTAACCCATCACGAAAGACACCAGCAGGAACAGGACACGCTTCCAGACCGGCAATTCCTCAGTGGTGGTGAAGAACACCAGCGACCCAGCGAGCGCACCGATCACGGCGAGCATGTCCACGCCCGCCAGCAGACCAGTAGCCGCCAGTCCCACACCACCGGCCACGACAACAGTTGCCGGCTCGCTCATGCTGATTCTCCTTGCAGACACCCATCGGGCCGAAAATGAAAACCCCGCCGAAGCGGGGTTAGGTGACCGGCTCGGGGAGAACCGGGTGAAGCTGCACAGCACGTGCTCAGTGAGCGATTCAGGCGCAAATCGCATATCGTGGTGACTTTTTACCTGCCTCCGGAAAAACCGAAAAGGGCCTATTTTCGGTTGGTTATCTCGACGCAACTTTGACGCACTTTGACGCAGGTTTGAGGCAAACAGCTCGGACCAACGGTAACTAGCAAACCCTCACGCGGGCGACCTTCGACGCGCGCGTCAGCCCGGTTTGCGGCGATCTGACACGTCGATTGCGATCACGCATCGGCGCACTACGCACAGTCAGAATCACCAGCACCTGCTGATGCAGCGCATGAACCCAGTTCCTGTACGTCCGGTCGGCATCCTCCCCAAGCCCCAGATAGGGCAACTGCGACCGAACCGACAACGCAGGCCGAGGCAAATAACGATTCCGCGCCAGGGTCACCAACAGCGCGCCCTTCTCGGACTGACGCTCAAGCTGCGCCAGAGCTGCTGCAACCTCCAGTGCAACGTGATCCATGCCGCCACCTGCCGCCATCATCAGATCGCGAGAACCCGGCGTGCCGCGCGGTGCTGAACCACCCCACTCAATGATCGTCGCCATGGGGCTACCCAAGCCGCCACCCTCGCCTACCTGGTTGAACTGATTGCCCCAGTGCTGCATGAGCTCTTCAATTTCCTCGATCATCGGCCCTTCCCCCCGAAAAACTGAACCCGACACAGAAATCCAGAAACCTGACACAAACCCAACACACCAAAAACCCTTATAAAACATTGCTTTAAAGCTACTGTGTCAGGTGTGTCAGGTGTGTTGGGTTGTTCTTCACGCATGAAAAAATGAATTAAGTGTTGATGAAGCGTCATTGATTCTGCGCGTGCGCACGCCTGCACGCGGGGAAAACCTGACACACCTGACACACGGGTACGAAAACCCGCGAAAACCGTGGGCTGTAGCTGTGTCAGGTTTCGAATTTCAACCTGAAACACAGGGAACACACCTGACACACTTCTGGTCATCATGCGGCCACACTCCCCCGGTCAGCGAACTTGACATGCTCCCAGCTATCCACGCTCCAGCCGCTGGCCTTGGCCTGCTCTCGCCACGTGGCAACCGCTGTTCCGAGCGCAGCTGCGGTCAAGGATGGGGCCGGGGAAGGCGCACGCTCTACACCAGCCCACGGAAAGAAGAACGTACCGAATGACCGGCGTGCGCCTTCCATCCAAGGCACCCGAGGCACCTTATCGACCTGGGTCGAAATGAAGCCGCTGAACTTCGTGTGGCTCAGTGTGTGTTCCTTGTTGCGATGGCACCACTCCAGGAACAACGCATAAAGGTCACTGCTCACACACACCGTAAAGGGAGCGCCGAGCATCCCGTAACGCCATTCCCGCAAGAACGTCTGCCAGCTCGCCATGCTCAATTCAACCAGCCGCTGGCGAGCGGCCGTGTTCGGTGGCTTGGTGCGCTCGTCGAAATCACCGAGCGGATAACTCAGCAGGTAATCATAAAGTGCCTCGACACCACCGTTGGCCAGCTCGTGCTTGACCTTCTTTTGTTCAGCCTCGGGTAATGGATCCTTGGGCCACATCACCAGCATTCGCCGATCCTTCTCCCCGATCGGCCAAGGCATGATCTCGTTCGACAAGAAAACCGCGTTCATGTGGTTGGCTTCCTCCCAACCATTTACGAATTTGGACTCCATCCGAACCGTCTTACCGGTGACCATGTGTTTGATCTTGCCGACCTGGTTGTAACGCTGGTCCCGACTGACAACCTCTTCAAACACACCGTACAGCTTGTTCGACTGCCAAACCGTCCAGTTCGACTCAAGCTGTGCCTGGCCAACCGTTGCACCGCAGTCACCATAGATTCGACCCATGATGTCACTGAACAGAAGACTCTTGCCGCTGCCTTCCTCTGTCGAATGGAACAGCACAGCCGTGTCCATCTTGGCGCCGACATTCTGTAACGGGAAGGCAAGCCACTTCGTCAACCAGTCCGCCGCGTCTCGATCACCGTTGCACAGAAAGGTGATGATCCACTGCAAGGTTTTGCACTTGTCGCGGTCGCTGTCAGGCACGAGGGGAAGACCCTCAAAGGTGTTGATGTAGACCTCAGGATCTTTCGTCATACGCGGATCGAAAACGATGTGTTCCATATCCACAGTGCGGCGATCGGGACTGTTCAACCACATGCCATACGCATCACCCAGCGACATCTTCAGCGCGCCTTCCGGAACACGCCGCCGCTTCTGTACGTCCCACGTGTCCTTCGTCCCGTCGATATAGACGTAACGCTCAACCGGCGGCATACCCTCCCCGCTGACCTGTTTGAACTTCGCTTCTGCCTTGGCCTTATTCGCCAAGCGCTCGGCCATGTCATCGGCGATCACCTTCTTCACCGGCAGATCAAGCCATTCCTTCGCAAGCGGTTTCGTCACCAGCATTTCGAACGCGGACTTTTTGATGATCACCCGTTTGAACGTGTCGAAGATCGCCGTCTTACCCTCGACCAACGCAAACCGCGTGAAGATCCGTTCCGCCGTCCAGCCGTTCCCCCCGCCCCCCTCTGGAGCTGGAGCGCCGGTTTCGGCGGGCTCTTCCAGAGATGGGGAACGGGGAAGGTCTTCCAATTGAACAGGGACAACAGACGCAGCGGCTGCATCAAGCTGAGTGCGCACAACATCAAGCCCTTGCTCGATGTGCAAATCATTCCAGTCCTTGGCCATCAAGCAACCTCCCCAAAATCAGGGAACGCAGCAACGCCGCCGACCTCAAGGGCTGCGGCAGTCGCTTTGGTCCGTCCGGGATTACCAGGTGCAGTCGGGTCATCATCTCCCGCGATGATGATCGATGCGTCAGGATGCGCTTCACGCAGAATTCGGGCGACGTTCACCAGGTTGCCGGAGTCAACCGCCATCGCTACGGGCCAACCGCTGGCCATGTGAACACTTGCGGCCGTCGCGTAACCCTCGGCTTCACCAACCACCGCCGGCGAATCGACCGCGCCCAACACGTGGAAGCACCCGGACTTGCGCCCGTACTTCGGAAACAGTTTGGTTCCCTGCCCATTGATCGATTGCAGGCTCCACAACTTGCCAGCGGCATCACGAAGCGGGATCGCAATACTGCCCGGCTTGAACACCAGAAAACTCAGGTAGTCGGGCCGAGGCTTGGGCAAACCGTTGAAAAACTGCATCGCATTGCTGCCAGCCCACACCTGACAGCGCTTGTTACGATCATCAATAGACAGAATGACCGTGGTGCTGAAGAACCCGACACCGAACGCGCCAACCTGCTTACGGTCAAGGTACGGGCTGCGCCCCTCCGACTGACAATGCTCGTTCCAGATTCGCAAACAGCAGTCAGCCACCAGACCACGCATTTCCTCGAGTAAAGCTTCATCAGCCTCGACCTCTGCCTGGCGCTGTTTGCGCCGCAGCTCAGCTTCTGCCGCAAACCGTTTCTTTTCCTCGGCAGTCATTTCGGTTTTGTCGGGCTTCCAACCCGCATCAAGGGCCAGCTTGATCACTGTGCCCATGCCGGTACCGCCCTTCTTGAACGACTTCCAGACGGACAAAGCCGCCTTGCCGTCATAACTCTTGCTGCTCTGGCTCCAGTTGTTCCAAGGGCCGTAACCCTCCTGACCGAACTCGGATTTCAGGCCCATGCCAACCTCGACCCACGTGTCACGCTGGTCTGGCGAGATGTACTGAAGGAGGCTTGGCAGTTCGTGAACTTGGAGTGGGATTTTATCGCCGCTCATCTCCGAACCTCCCGAAACTCCTGACAAGGGACGCAGGTTTCGCAACCCTCAATCGTCTGCTGTCGAAGCAACGGGATAGGATCGCCGCAATCCTCACAGAACTGCGCGCTGACGCGGCTCGACGCCACGCGACGGTTTCGATGAAGGGCAACGTCTAGCAGGTATTGCGCCTGGTCGTTGGCGCGATCGATATCGTCAGCCATTGTCTTGACCCTCCATGGCCTGACGCGCACCCGCCATGATGCCGAGCACCGCCTGAATGACATCAATGCCGTATTTGTCCAGGGTAGCGACTTCGTGCGGCTCCCATACGTTGTCAGCCGCACCGGCATGCATGCTCGAAACGAACTCACCGGTTCTTTCCAGCAGCTTGCCGACAGACTTCAACGCCTCAGACGTGGCAGGCACTGGCGTCGGCTTGTACCAAACGGCACCCGCCGGCCGCACAAGCGCATCGAGCAACGCAGGGTTCTGCGTCAACCGGATGACCTCTTCAAGTTCATCAGGAGTCAGCCAACGGCGCTCTTCATTGAGTTTGAGTTTCTTCTGAAGCTCGTCGTAATCCATGAACATGTCATGGGCCAACGTAGTGATGCCGCCACGAAAATCGCGCCCAGCGCGGTAAAGCGCCTCACGCAAAGAAAGAACCGGGCCAGCGCCCGGGAGAAGATCTGTTCGACTCATAACCGTAAATACCCCGTTTACGGCCTAGCCATCAGATGGGACACGCCCTATCCTACGACCACGACCGATGTGCTGTGCTAATCGTGCTGTGCCGCACGGTTCATCGTTCCAGTCAGTCCGGGGAGATCTTGTGGTGAGAGGCCCCGAGCCGACGATCTATGTAGCGAGCTGTATGTAACTCATGTAACTCGTTGCAGCTGGGCTGGGGGATTCTTTGGTGAGAGGCCCCAGCCTGGCACTTTCAGGCGCGTTTCAATCTACCCGCACCGACCTCTTTCTCGTACAAGCTTTCAATTGCCTTGCCCAGCTCGTACCGCACATCAGCACCATTGATGGCCCTGAATATGGTTGGCTGCGTTGTGCCAATCTGTATGGCGATGCCGCGCTGGGTGAACCCCAGACTCATGAGCTCCTTCAGCATTTCCGGGATGTTCATAGTCAATTCCGATTCATTTATACGTTTCAGATCATACGCACACGTATATAGCCATGCAATAGAATGATGGCGTATATTTCAAGCTAGGATTCCCCGAATGATTCGCAAACGAATAGCCGACCGTATGGGTGAGCTAGGTCTATCGCAAACAGAACTGGGTCGAATTTCTGGCGTACCACAACCGACTATTCACAGAATAATGACGGGAGAGTCACAGAGTCCCAGGCAGCAAAACATTCTCAAAATAGCCAAGGCTTTGGGAGTATCTGCAAACTGGCTTTGGACTGGAAAACAGGACCTCTTTCCCCTAAAAACGCTACCCACCACAGAACCGGAACCGATTAGCGCCCCGCCTCCAAAGCGCTTAGGCCCCAAATCTGCCAGGGGTCGCACGAAGTTGGAAATCAAGGTCGTGGACGCTCAAGGGTCGAAGACATTCACATCTCTAGAACAAGAAAAATCGCTTGCACTCGCAATTCAAGGCTTCATAAACGAGTACATCGCAGAGATATACGAAGAGGACGGAGACCTCCTGGAAGCGCTGCGATCCTACCGCCTCTCCGAAATGAAGCTGCTGTTCGTCGAGCGACCCGAGTCAGATAAATCTTAATTTCCGCAGCGTAACTACACACTCCTACGCCTTGCCGTTGGTCGGCTTGCATGCCAAAACGCATATTTATGCGTTTGCGTATTGACCATCCAAAAACGTATGTATAGTCTTTTGCTCGTACACCTCTCACCAAGAGTACGAGCCATGCAAACGACACAGCACAGCACCACCCGCTGCCCGGTGTACCTACACCCAGCAGCCTGCACCAGCCCGGCGGCCGTCGAAGCAATTCAAAAGCACACCGGCCTGCTGGTAATCGTCACCCCCGGCGCCCGCCTGGCATCTGCGAAAGCAGTGACTGCCGCGCCGGATCTGGGTCCGTTCGGGGGTGACGCGGCATGAGCGCATATTCCCTCCCCCTTGCGAAGCAAGAGCTGCTGCACCACATGCTGCAGGTCGGCGGCGATGCTACTTGTGACCTGATACGTCCTCAGCAAACGATGCGCGCCGAGTTCACGGTGGAGCTGACGCCCAGCCAAACAATTGTTCAAGTCGATGTGGCTGGTCGCAAAGACACGATCAGGCTGCGCCGAGATGACCGGGCAAATCATCTGCACTTGCGCGATTTCATTCATGAAGTCGCCAACGCCCCCGTGTCGGTCTGAGGGCGAAGCCATGACGAACCGCACCCTGGACGAAACCGCCGCACTGCTCGGACTCAAGCCCCGCGCCTTTCGCGCCAGGCTGCGCGAGCTGGGCATCCTCAACAGCAGCGGCGACCTTGCCAGCCAGCACCGCGAACGGGGCTATCTGTTCTCAGATCCTCGAATCCGCTGGAACCCAACGATCGGCAAGCCCGTGCACTACGCCGTCGTAATGGTGAAAGAGGACGGCATCACCTGGCTGGCCAAGAAATTCGGAATCACCATCACGAACAAGGACGCCGCCGCATGAAAAACGAATACCTCAACGCCCACTGTCAGGCGCTCGGCACGCTCCGACTGATTCCGATCTACCTGGACAGCCCCGGCATCGTCAGCCGCGCAACGCTTATCGGCGCCGCCAGCGAAGCAATCGATCAGCTCAGCGCCTTGCCGATGCGAGTGCTGGAACTGGCTGACGTTTACCGCTGCGTCAACAACGTGATCCACGAAGGCCAGACCGCCTACGTCACCCCGACCAACTCGCCCGAATATCCATTCGGCGCCGTTGTCGCGGACGAACACGGCCACGTCTGCGCCGCCGCCATGGGCAAAAGCAAGGAAGGTCTGGCTGAATTGATTCGCCTGAAGTTGCTGCCGCCAACAGAGGGGCACGGGGAGAACGCAGCGTGAGCGACACAATCGATCAACTACGCCGCCAGTTCGCCACGCCCTGCCCGTCCCTGACGGCAGTACGCGAACACTACTTCACCCACATCCGCACCGACCGCTACCTGCTGAGCGAGATCAAGGCCGGCCGCATCAACCTGACCGTGACCCGTCTGCACAACTCGGCCCGTGCAAAGCCAGTGGTGTACCTGCATCACTTGGCCGAATACCTCGACGCCCAAGCGCCGAAGCAAGCGGCCTGACTCCACGGTGGCGACTGCCGTTCAGCCGCAAACAACACCCACTCAATGAGGCACAGCACATGAAAGCCACAGACACGAACGACTTTTTCAACTCACTCAACGCCGGCGTCTTCGCCCAGCAGATCGGCCAGGCACTGTCGAACGTCGCCGCCGGCGTCATCGATCACGGCAAGGCCGGCCAAGTAACCATCACGCTGAAGATGAAACAGATCGGCCAAAGCAACCAGGTCGCCGTCAGCCACACCCTCGACTTCCAGCAACCAACCAAACGCGGGAAGTTGCGCGAGGACTCCACCCTCGACACGCCGCTCTACGTCACGCCGGATGGCCTGACCCTGTTCCAGAACAACCCCACGTCGCAGCTCTTCGACAAGGCCGACACCCCTGTGCACGCCCGATAAGGCGCGCATCTGATTGCAATACCAAGTCCTCTCACCAAAAGGGAAATACCGATGCCACTCGCTAAAGAAACGCTGGAACTGATCCTCGACCAAAACGCCGCCGCGTCCATCCTGCCCCCTGCCCTGATGCCACTGACTGCCTTGCCAGTCGGCGTGAAGATCCACAACCTGGAACAGTTCCAGGCGGGGCGTTTGCGTTTTCGCGGCCAGCTGCATACCAACAGCCTGCGCGACTTCGCCGAATACACGATCTCACGCAACGGCCCGGCAGCAAGGGGCTTCATTGATCAGGACAACATGAGCTGCCAGGTGTTCTTCAACCTCGGCACCGATGAGGCACCCGGACATGCGGATGACTTTGCAACGCTGAAGCTGAAGCCAACTGCCGCGTACAAAGCGCTTCAAGAAATTGCCGGAAGGAAGCTCAACCAGCGCGAACTCGCCGAATGGATCGAGGACTGGCACGCGAGCCTGGTCGCCATCAAAGAAGGTGGCGAGACCATGCCGATCAGCGCCGCAGTTGCCAGCGTGCGCAACATCACCATTGAAGCGCGCAGTACCGCCACCAGCAGTGAACACAACTTCAGCGCTGCCCGCAGCGCGATGGAGAGTATCGAAGCGGCGTCCGCTGAAACCCGCGTTGAAGCGTTGCAATTCTCACTGATCCCGTATGACGGCCTCGGCACCCGCGTCTTCACTTTGAAGCTCAGCATCCTGACCAGCGACGACAAGCCAACCCTCAAGCTGCGTTGGGCCGGCGAAGAGCAACAGGTCGAAGAGATCGCTCAAGAGTTCAAGACCGCGCTCACCAAGGAAGTCGGCGGCACCGCCACGCTAATCCTGGGCACCTTCAGCGCATAACCCACACCATCGCAACACCCCGCCGCCGGCCTCTCACCAAGAATCCCGGCGGCGGGCTCTACCGGAGCACAGCACATGCAAGCACAAGACCTGATCATCATCGCCAGCGGAACCCTAACCGCCCTGCTGCTTTTGGGTTTCTACATCCGAAAAATCGTTCTGAAAGCGATGGCCCGTAGTTACAACAAGGGCCTCACCGAACGCAACGGCCTGCACAGTCAGCGCGTAGCTGTGCTGAACGCCGACATCGCCACCATCACGCAACTTCGCAACCGCGAAGCCCAACAACTGGCCGACCTGCGCACGCAGATGCACGGGATCAAAGCCACACCATTCACCCCGGCCGACTATCGCGACTTGACCGAGATCACCCAGTTTCTGGCGCTCGCACTGCAAACGTGGAAAGCCTTGAAAGGCACCGAGGCGAGCCAGGCAAAAGCCGAACAGCTGATCAAAGTTTCCCGCGCCATGGCGTACCGCGTCTTCCACACCGTCGAGATGGCCGGCAACCTCAACGCCCAGCCGCTGGACACCCAGCTCATCGAATGGCTCGACAAGCACGGCACCTTCAGCGCGGCTCCGGAACTCAGTTCGATCAGCTTCCCCCACGAAGCCGACACCGAGGGCTATCCGCACCTGCGCGACGCACTGCGTGAAGCTATGGAACTGCACCGGAACGACCAAGCCCAGGAGCTTGGCCAACTGCCGGCGGAGGACGCAGCATGAGCTGGATACTCACCCACAGCGGTCGCCAGTTCGACCTCTCGAACCCAACCGCTGCCATGGTCGCCCCCAATGACATCGCCCATGCGCTGGCGAACCTGTGCCGATTCAACGGCCACACCCGCACGCACTACAGCGTTGCCCAGCACAGCATGTTGGTTTCGAGCCTGGTCCCAGTAGAGCACCAACTGGTCGCCCTGCTTCACGATGCGACCGAAGCGTACATCGGCGACATGACCAGCCCACTCAAATCCCTCATGCCAAGGTACCGCGTGATCGAAACGCTGATTTGGCGAGCGATCTGCGAGAGATTCAACATCGATCCAATTCTGCCCGAATGCGTGGTGCGCGCCGATCTGGTAGCGCTGGCCACCGAACGCCGCGACCTGATGCCCGACCACCCTGCTGAATGGGAATGCCTGCGCGGCATCCCACCGATGCGCGAATACATCACCCCGCTGTCGGCACAAGAGGCAGGCATGCAGTACTTCAGCCGCCTGATGGAGCTGATGCAGAGCAGCCACCGGAGGGCGTACGCGTGACAGCATTCAAGAAACCACCGTTCGATTTCAAAACCCAGTACGCCTTGGGCTTCAACACTCAGGATGATGAGATCGTTGTCGACTTCTTCTGCGGTGGCGGCGGCGCCGGTACCGGGTTGGAGATGGGCCTCGGCCGCGCGGTGAACGTCGCGAAGAACCACAGCCCGCAGGCGATCAGCATGCACACCGTTAATCACCCGGGCGCCGTGCACTACACGACCGACGTGTTCGACGGTGACCCGGACACCGAGTGCGGCGGTAAGGCTGTGGGATGGTTCCACATGTCGCCGGATTGCACGCATCACAGCCAGGCCGCCGGTGGCCAGCCGCGCAAGCGCGAGATCCGGAACCTGTCGTGGATCGGCCTGAAGTGGGCCGGCAAGAAGAAGCCCCGCGTCATCAGCCTGGAGAACGTGAAACAGATCCTCCAGTGGGGGCCGTTGATCGCCAAGCGCTGCAAGGTCACCGGCCGGGTTATCACCCTCGACCTGATACCGCATCCGACCAAGCCGAAGAGCATGATCAACCGAGTCGCCGACAAGGGAGAGGTTGTGCCGGTGAACAACCAGTTCCTGGTGCCTGATCCTGCGCGGCGCGGGCAGACTTGGGCCGTCTTCGTGGCTGAGCTGGAGCGCCTTGGCTACGTCGTTGAATGGAGGATTATCAAGGCCTGCGACTACGGCGCGCCGACCAGCCGGGAACGACTGTTCATGCTCGCCCGCTGCGACGGCAAGCCAATCAAATGGCCCAACCCGACCCACGCGAAGAATCCAGTCAAGGGACAGCAGAAGTGGCGCACCGCCGCTGAGTGCATCGACTGGACGGTGCCGACAAAAAGCATTTTCGGGCGACCAACCCCGCTCGCAGATGCAACTCAGCGTCGGATCGCCAAAGGCATGAAGAAGTTCGTCATCGATGCCGCTGACCCGTTCATTGTGCCGATCGCGAACTGGTCCGGCGAAAGCGTGCAGTCCGCAAATGAGCCGCTGCGCACTGTCACGTCCTGGCCACGCGGCGGATCGTTCGCCATGGCGAGCCCGATAATTGCGCCCGCAACGCACCAGGGCAGCGACCGGATCAACGACCCGCTTGAACCAATGCCGACTGTGACCTGCGCAAATCGCGGGGAACTGACACTCTCTGCGGCCACACTTGTGCAGCTCGGCAATGGTGACAAACCGGGGTCGGCCCCACGTACTGCCGACCAGCACGCACCACTCGGCACAATAATGGCTTCCGGAGGAAAGTACGGCGTGGCAGCTGCGCACCTGGTCAAATTCCGGTTTGCAGACGAAGGCAAGGCCCTCAACGAACCACTTCCGACCATCACCAGCGGCGGCAACTACCAGCGCCCGGCCGGCGCCGCCCACGCCATGGGCATCTCCACGGTGTTCATGGCCCAGATGAATGGCGGCTTCAACACCACGGCCGCCAAGAGCATCGAGGACCCGATGACCACGGTGACCAACACCGGCAGCCAGCAGCAGCTGGTGACGGCGAACCTGGTGCATCTGCGCGGTAACTGCGATGCGCGGGACGCCGGTGACCCGCTGCACACCATCAGCGCCGGCGGTACCCACCACGGGTTGGTCACTGCATTCATGGAACGCCAGTTCGGTGCCAGCGTCGGCCAGGGCGTGGACGAGCCAGCTCCGACAATCACCGCCGGCGGTGGCGGCAAGAGCTCGCTGGTCGAACTGCAGCTTTCGCCAGAGGTTGAAGCAGGCGCGCTGCGTGTCGCGGCATTCCTGATCAGCTACTACGGCACCGAGAACATGAGCGCCGCCGACACGCCAGCGCCGACCATCACCACCAAGGATCGTCTGGGCCTGGTCACCGTCACGATCAAGGGCACGCCGTACGTGATCGTCGACATCTGCCTGCGGATGCTGCAACCGGCCGAGCTGTACAAGGCTCAGGGTTTCCCCGCCGACTACATCATCAGCCACGGTGCCGACGGCAAGCCGTTCACCAAGACCCAGCAGGTTCACATGTGCGGCAACAGCGTGAGCCCGCCGCCGATGGCTGCACTAGCTCGGGCAAACGACCCGTGGCGCCAGGCCGAACAGATCCGGGAGGCTGCATGAAAAACCAGTGCGCTACAGCGATATCAACTTTCGGGAGTCAAGCCATGGAATTCCTGAGCGAAACCCTCACCGACGACGAGCTGGCTACCATCACCGGCTACAAGATCCCATCCTGCCAGCGCCAGTGGCTGACAAATAATCACTGGGAGTTCGTGCTGACTGGAGCTCAGCGCCCAGTAGTTGGCCGGGTCTATGCTCGGCTGAAGCTTGCGGGTGTAAAACCAACAGCCAATAACGCTGTAGCCGAAACCTGGACTCTTGACCTGGCACGCGTGGGCTGACGATGAGACAGAAGAAATCAGCCAACCGAGACCTGCCACCACGGATGATCCGGCGCACCCGCAAAAGAAAAGGCGGCACCACCTGGACGGGCTACTACTACAACGGCAGGGACGCCGACGGAAACCGCGTCGAAATACCGCTCGGCGGAGACCTCGACGAAGCCAAGATCGAGTGGGCACGCCTCGATCGCAAAGCAACGCCCAAACCAGCACACCTGATGAGCCGACTCTTTGACGACTATGAAACAAAAATAATACCGACACTCAAGCCGCGCACCCAGCGTGACTACCGTTTAAGCCTGAAGCAGCTTCGGAAGGCTTTCGAGTCAGCACCAATAGAGGCAATGAGCCCGCAGGTCATCGCGCAGTATCGTGATGCACGTACGGCAAAGGTACGAGCCAATCGGGAAATAGCACTGCTATCGACCATGTTCACCTTCGCCCGCGAGTGGGGCCTGACCGACAAGGCCAACCCCTGTTTCGGTTTGCGCCGGAACAAGGAAACGCCCAGGGACTTCTACGCCGGGGATATCGTTTGGAAAGCGGTCTACGAGCAAGCTGGGCAAGATCTCAGAGACGCAATGGATTTGGCATATCTGACAGGCCAGCGTGCGGCCGATGTGCTCAAAGCCTCCACCAACGACCTCAACAATGGCTACCTGATGGTTGGCCAGGGCAAGACTGAAAAGCGGCTGCGCATTCAACTGTACGCCGGCGATACTGAGACGGACCTGTGCATCTTCATCAATGGCCTGCTGGATCGGCGAGCCCAGGCCGGCGTCAAAACTTCGATCCTGATAACCAATCAGGCGGGGCTACGAATGAGTTACAACATGCTGCGCAACCGCTGGGACGAAGCCAGGGAAACCGCGGCAGCGAAAGCAGCAGCAGACGGTGATACAGAACTGGCTGTGACGATCCGCAAGTTTCAGTTCCGGGATATCCGACCAAAAGCTGGTAGTGAAATTGAGGACATCAAAGACGCGAGTCGCCTGCTCGGCCACTCCACAGAAGAAATGACGAAAAAGGTTTACCGTCGAGTTGGAGAGATCGTTAAACCAACTAAATGAGGTGATGGGTAATGCACCCAGCCCATCCCTCACCTACTCAATTTATCCAGATTGACAAATCTGCAAACTCACCGACTAACCTTTTAATATTAGCGTGACCAATTGCACTACCTACACTCGTAAGATGCATGCTTCGTATGCGCGAATTGCTCCAGCAGGAAAACACCTGCTCCATATAAGGCCGCGCCTGGACACACTTGCTCCGAATCTCGTCGGAGCTCATCGGCCTTCCCCATAGCATTTCAAGAACTTTGCTCCGATCATGTTCGGGAACGTGATAGATCTCGAATTTTTCCTGAAGCACATGCTCATCAATCGCTGCGACCTGGGCTTTTTCCTTATTATTAAGACAAATCATAAATAAATGCTGTATTAGATTTTGTGGAATCCCGGTCTCATGCAACTCTTCTAAAGTGTAACCATTCTGAAAAAAGAATGGGTAAGACCTTTGCAAAATCAAACTCAAATCTGAGGTAGATATTTGTAGAGTTGCACACCCTGCAAAAACCAAGTGCTGGTAGCTTGCTTCGTTTACATTTATATTATCGACAAATGGAACAAGGAACTTATCAAATAGCTCAAACAATTCATCATCAGTAGTCAAGCCACGCATTGATGAAGAGCCAAGAAAAAATGCTACGGACAGTATAGAAAGTTGCGATGAAGTTAACTTTGGGGCAACCTCCAAGGACTCATTCAAAACTATTTGCATAAGATCCCTATGATCTTGCTTGCTTCTGTCTACCAACAAATCGACAAGCAAATCGCCCAGATCTTTATCGTTAGTCCTTCCGTAATTTTTTTGAACTGAATATAGGGCGTGTTGAAAATCTGGATCAGTCGCCTTTTTCAGCCCTTCAGGAAACTCATTTTCCAGTCTCGATATGAACTTATCAGTAATTTCCTCAACACGGGCAATCATTGCATCCTTTGCCACCCCCGAAAGCTCATAAAACGTTGCCTTGGCAACGTCTAACGCAATGGCTCGAGCATCCGCAGCCGTTATACCAATCACAATATTGCCGCCGGCCTGCATTGCGATGCCACCAGCACCCACATCTTGACTTTGATCCTTATTGAGCATCCCTCGGCCCCCCTGTCGATATACTTCCGATATGGGTGTCACCGCCTGACTGAATCGCGGCAGCTCCAGCCCCCACAGTCTGAACCTGACGAGGGTTATTGCGTGACCGCGACTGTCGTTGAGCAAGCCATAGCCCTATCAAAGTGGATAGAGAAGTAACGGCCGCTATTCCTGGCTCGTAGTCCGGCTTCACACAGAACCATACAACCGAAGCCACAAAGGCTATAAACGCCAAAAGCCTGATGAAAAACATGTGCCTCTCCAAAATTTTCCTTCGGATCAGAGTGGCACGTTGCTAGCAGTGTTGTCGAGTCATCCCCGCCCCCCTCGATGCGCACTCAGCACCACCAAGCGCGACTCAACTACCCCAACAAATCAACGCCGTCACCGCAACGAGTTGCGGAACACTTATCAAAAGTTGCGGAACACCTCACTTTCTTGCTGGCAATAAAAAACCCCGTAGATCATTGATCTACGGGGTTTTTAAGAGTGGAGGCCGAGGTCGGAATCGAACCGGCGTAGGCGGATTTGCAATCCGCTGCATAACCATTTTGCTACTCGGCCTCAAAACATTTGCTGTCAGTAGCGCAACAACAAACGT